TTAGCCTGTAGGACACCCCAAGCTACAGCTAGGCTGACAGCGGCTGCTGCGATTGGTAGCGCCCACTGTGGCACCTTGATTGCGTTATCAGTCATTGTTTTTCCTTGTTATACTGCCCGTAACTTGCCGGACTTTCTGTTTACTATCTTTGTGCTAGTTTCTATGACAAAAGCAGAGTGCTGTTTAATCATCTCCAGAATCTCTAGCTGTACATCAGGGTCTTGTGCTTCAATGAGGGAACCTCCTAAGTAGGAGATTGTCTCTGAGTTGAGCCGCAAAGCACTTGTTTCAGGGTCATCAAATACAGGTATAAACTCAGATTCCATTATGTTTAGTCCTTATTTTTTTCTTGACTTAGCTCCTGAACACTTCCAACGCTTGCGTGACAGGTTGTTTGGAGTGTTAGGGTCATTCTGTTTTTTCTTAGGTAATCTCTTTTTGATACCTAAACTTCTAGCGCAGTAGCTGTCTCCTTTGCTGGTTCCCGGCTTGACTCTAGGGCCACCGCCTTTTGCTGAACCAGCTTGTCCATAGGAGACTTTCTTCCCGCTAGAGGTTACCTTTACTTTCGCTTTTCCTTTCCTTGGTTTCGCCATCAAGCAGCTTCCTGTTTAGTCTTGCGCGTCTGCGCTGGCTTTTTCGCTTCATTCTTAGATTCTAGTTCCTTAATCTTGTTTTCAAGTTGTTCAAACTTGGCGTTGATTTGGTTTATAGCGTCTTGAAATTGTACTGAAGTGATTACCATGTTACTGTCCTTGCCGTTGCTGCTGTCCAATCTTGAGATCAATCTCTTTCTCTTTCAGCATGGTTTGCGCCATCTTCAGCCTACGTTCAAACTCCTTATCGTCTTGGTCGCCTGCCTGTAGGTTGGTTGTGATAGCCTTGATCCTGTCAATCTCTAGCTCCTGTGGTGCTAACTGAGTTTCTACAGCCATCTTCTGCGCTCTGGCTTGTGACTCAGTAGCTTGTCCATTCAACGCTGCTGTCTGAGACTGCTGGAACTGTAATTGCGCCTGTTGTGCAGCCTGAGCCAACTGTTGTTGCTCTGGAGTAGGTTGTGATTGCTGTGCTGCTTCCTGTAGTCTAGCAGTCAGTTCCTCACGGTTTGACAGGTTCATGTTGTCAATAATGGACTCTATAAGTGTATTGTACAGAGGTGATTCCTGTGACATTGTTTGCAGTAGCTGTACAAGCTGTGTTACTTCGTACTCACGGGCAATGATGCCCAGTGTGGAAGTAGCGTTGAACTTGTAGTCAGCAACAGGGTAGTTTTCAGGGTCAAACTGCATGTAACGACACGCAGCTTTCTTAACAAACGGTATTAGGAAACAGTCTTGGAAGTTTATTAGTGTGCGTTTGTGACGCTTAATAATAGCACCAAGAGACATACTGATGCCAGCAGCTGTAGCTTCTCCATTGATGCTTCCGGGGATGCCAGCAGAGTCAATCGCTCCTGTAGACATTTGTACCATTCTTTGTAACGCATTGGCTTGCTCAAATGTAATCTGACTAACTTGCCCAAAGTTAAAGGGTTGTAGGACTTGCCGTGGGTCACCGTTGGTTAGGACAATCTTGCCGGGGCGCACCTCTGGCCTAGACCCTCTAGGAAGCCGTGTAGCGTCCATAGCAAGCATTGGATGTACAGTAAGGGATAGGGCATCAATACGTGCGCGAAGCTCTGTATCAAGCGCCTTTTGGCTGTTAAAGCCTTTCTCACAAACACCACGACCCCAGAACCTTCCCGGCACAACATCCCAAGGGAATGCAACGATAGGACGGTCACCCATCATGTAGGGGTTTTCTTCAGCCTTCAGGAGTATGCCACCGTTGGCAATGACAATGATTGCTTCCACGTAGAAACTTTCAGTTGTCTCATCGTCATCGTCCTCTACAAGTGTCTCTATCTCAGCTATGTCCTCATCGTCCTGCATCATCAGTTCTTTTTCAGACTTCAGTAGCAGATGTCGAGGTACTTTACCGTAGTATTTTGTTAGACGTACTTTATCGTCATCAAAGCTGGATAGCTCTTGGTCAGGCTCTAGCTCATAGTCTCTTGGAGCGTTACCGACGTACACATCAGCGTACACTCCAGACTCCTGTAGTTCCTCTACCAAGTGGCGTGACACAAACTCATCTACAGCAACTCCAAGCGCATTATCTACGTTGGTAGCGACAGGGTCGATGAGAAAGTTTTGAGGAAGGATGGGTCGCAGTTTGACCATTGTACGGTCAGTCACATTAACACCCACTGCTGTCAACTCACCACCCATGATAGGTTGGGTGGCGGGAGCCATCTCTTTGACTTCCTCAAGCACTACCTCACCAATCCCTGTTCCGAAGACTGCTGAATTGATAAGGCACTCTCCTACGGACTGACGTAGCTTTGCTTTCTCTAGGTCAGTGTGGAGTTTGGTTCTCAGGTACACAATGTCCTGATTGTCCTGATCGTCCATGTCATCAGTAATACTGAAGTATTTACCGCGACCAAACGTAGCTTCCTCAATCTCCGCTACGCTGGACTCCACAGCCTGCTGTAGTGCAGGGCTGATAATTCTGCTTCTTTCACTCTTTCTGTCTGAGTCTTGGGATGCCCAGATACCACGCCAGAGCCTATAGTATTCTTCGTTACGCTCTGCGTAGTTGGATTCGTAGTGGTCACGCCAAGTATTGCACTTGTCTATGACCCAATCTTCAATATGTTGCTCAGTGGCAAGGGTGTCGTTGTCACCGTACTCCATTACTTTTTCTTCCCTTTTTTAGCTGTCTTAGCTGCTTGTTTGAAGGCTTTGGTAGTAGGTGCGCCTTTAGAGCCGGGCTTACGCATTGTCTCACCAGATCCTTTGGCAATACGCTTGCGTTTAGCGTTTATGTTTGAGTAAAGTCCCTGTTTAGCCATTTTAGTACCCCGTTACTGTGTCCAAAACTTCATGGTCATCTATTTCAAAGTCGTATGTGTACGCTATCTTAGCCAACTGGTCTATGTAAGCCAGTGCGTCCACAAGGTCATCATGTGTCAATGGGTCAGGAAATTGAAACAACTGGTCTAAGAACCGACTGTTCCACTCTCCTTTGTCAAGGGTTACGAAACCATTTTCAAACCTGCCCTGTAGCGCCCACATGACCCTATCAGTCTTCTTTTTGTTCCCGTGGGTCAACTCATCAACCCTGAAGAACATCCCGTACCGCTTCATCATGTCCGTCAACGGGGACATAACAGCCTGTCTAGCAATGCCTTTCTCTATCCCTATACCTATGGGCCTGTAATCCCTGACAACCTCAAATATCTTTCTGGCTGTCTCAGACAACTCCCAGCGCCCATGCACTATGTTCTCTACGTGCCAATGCCCATTGTCATTGACCTTGACAACCGCTATAGCTGTCTCGTCCAGTTTACTGTTCTTAGTACGTTGCTTATTAACTTCCTCAAAGCCAGCTAAGTCAATGGCTATGTAGTAGTCACCGTTTTCTGGAGACTCACCAAACTTGACCCAATCCTCCTTGAACATCTCAGAACCTCTGGCTTCAAAGGACGCCATGAACTCCTGTCTAAACGCATAGCTGGACATACTCTTTTTAGCTACGTTTATCTCATCCTCATCCAACAGAGGATTGTCATAGCTTGTAAAGTGCCACGCTTTGTACGTTGGGTCATCATCTAACTCAGCGTACTGATACAACTCGTAAAAGTGATTACGTCCCATTGGCGTACCAATGAACAACGCATTCCCCTTTTGGTCAGCCAAGGCTGGCCTAAGAATCTGCTCAAATACTTCAGGTTTCATGTCTGCGTATTCGTCCATGACCAGAAACTTCAAGGACACACCACGCATAGTCTCTGGTCTGTCCGCGCCTTTCAACGATATGGTTGCACCGTTGATTAGCTTTATCTGTAGATTGTTGATGTGGCTAGACACAATCACTGGATTACCCAGTTCAAGCAGTGTCTGCCACATGATGTCTCTAGCCTGTCCCTGTGTAGGTGCAACGTAGAATACATGCCCCTTGCCTGCGTCCAAGGCATTGACAATCAACAACCATGCCGCTAGTCTGGACTTACCAGTACGTCTACCAGCAGCGACAATCTTAAACCTTGTAGCATCGTTCCATACATCCTGCTGCCAAGGAAGTAGCTCAATGTTAAGATCAGTCATATTTTACTGTCTGGTATATAGCTAAATGCTTAAAGTTCCCATAACCCATTAGTACGACCACACAACAGGACTAGACTCCCTAGTGTCCACATGCACAAAGCTCTTAGCGACACCTATCCCGTTAAATCCCATAATCATAGCAGCCTTAATAATCTTATGACGCTGTTGGCCACTAGTGGTTCTAATGTCCGCAGCTATGCCTTGGGCATGAGTCCCCGGCTTAGCCTTCTTAGCTTCTATGGAATGCTTAGGAGACCTATAGCCACTGGTGATTACAAAAGGAAAACCACAGGCTTCCCTTAGCTCATCCAGCTTTCTAACAAAGTCTTCATCTATCTCATTCTCACCAGTTTCTTGACACTTAAAGTCACCTATCTGAAAGTATTTATATGTCACTTTCTGTAAATTCTCCCTCAATGGCTGTGGTATCGTCTTGACCTCCAGCTTCGCTGGCGCTACTTGGGTCAGAGACACTTGTGGCGACTTGCCCAACACCTGAGATAGTAATTGACACAGACTGTCTCCCACTAGCAGAATCCTTTTCAAAATAACTTAATGGCAGCATCCTGTCCATAACTAGTTTCCATGCTGCTGCTTGATTTTTATGGTCATCGTTAAGAGCAGCATTAAAAATACTATCCAGAACTTTGTTAGATTTAGGTGAAGCAAGCATTCTAGCCTTATATTCATTAATAATACTAGCGTCACCCTTTGGCCGCCCAACTTTACCCCTGTTTCCAGCGGTTTTAGAGACTACATCAGTCTTCTTTGGTCTACCTCTTTTTCTTTTAGGTTGATCCATAAAGTATTTACCTTAGTACCTAAGAATACTATCTGATTATAGCATATTTCTGTCTAAAAGTCAAGCATTATTTTGTATTATTTTGTTACTAAAGTGTTCCTTTTAGTGTCTTTTTGTTAAATTTATGTTTTCTTTTGGATACAAGAGGTTACTGGAGAGGACTATTGGTTAATTTGACCTAATTTTGGTCTATTTTGTATGTTAGCGGGTACTATAATAATACAACAGAGCGTCAGCCCTCCCCCGTCCCTCAAGTTTACCCCACCCCCTTGAGGTTGGCATGGGAATTGCATAGGGAAACTTGGCACGATTCTTGCACTCAGGTGTCCTTTGGCACGCTTCTTGCATCTTGTGGCTCCCTGAGACTACCTGAGAATACCTGAGAATACCTGAGAGTGAGTGTTACTGTAGT